GATCCTAAGCTTTTGGCTAGGGCCGCTAAGAAGCTGGACGCTAAGACCATTGATAAAATGGTAGATGCTATTATGGACCCGACTGTTTATCGTTCGCTGACTTATAGGCAGATAATTAATCAGGCCGCGCACAATAGCTCTCTTGGTAACTTTGTTGAGCAGTACGCTACTAAGATGGTGGAGCGGCTTTATAACCTTGCTGATACCGCTGGTGTAGGTTCTGCTATGAAGGCATTTAATGATGAATTGCGTGCCCTCAAATCAGAACTCTCTCCTGCCGATTATGAAAAGGGAAAACAAGCCCTTGATATGAAGCTTACGGAAACTGTCTCTTATGCCGAGCGGGTTAATATTGAGCAGGTGGATAAGCGCGTAAAGGTTGCAGAAGTGACTCCCCCTGTGGTAAATACTCCAGCGGCTACTAAGCAAATGGAAGTAGTTCAGCAGGCAGTTACTAAGACTCACGTAGAAGATGCTAAAGCTGTAGAGACAGAAATAGCAGATACTCCTAAGCCTGATGATGCAGAACCTATGCAGATTAAGGCGGCAGAGATTGCTACTGCGGCGGCTAAGAAAATGCACCCTATTCAGAAGTTGACTAATCCGAAGCTTGGACTGTCCACAGACGTATATCGGGCAGTTAATAGTGGCCTCCACTCTATTGCTCGTCAGCAGGCTCATTTTCACCAGAGTCTTTCCATGCACCTTGAAAAGTATTCTGCCGCTTCTTTGCGGACTGACTTTGAGCAGTTGCAGATTCTTGCACGTAATCACAATGAAAAAGATCCGTTCTTGCTCACTGATGATATGCCTGCATCAATGCACGAATTGTACGGCATTATCGGCACAATGTTTGAGGTTTCCAATAGGAATGTATGGGCACGAAATGCGGTCGGAACCCAGCACTTTAATGCTCTTGCAAAGGCTAATGGAATCCCTGAAACTTGGCGCTTTGTGGATGGTCTTTCTGTTTACGATAACTCGCACCTGTGGGCTACTAAATGGGAAGGCATTGGGGAGAAGGGTATTCTTGACTTCCTTTCCAAGATGCATTCTGTAGCAGTTAAAGCTTCTCAGGAGATTGCTATTGGAGCATCATTCTCAAAGGACTTCGGTAAAAAAGTAAAGGAGGAAGGCTATGTGAAACTGCGGTGGGATAACCGTCGCGGTCCAGATAAGGAGAGTAGCTTCTATGACCTTATTGATCATGATCTATACTATCCTAAGGATATTGCGGCACAGGTTATCCAAGTCAACAACCTCATGCGGGAAAGTCGATCTCTCAATACCTCGAAGCCTCTTGGTAAGTTTTTTGTTAATGTATTCGATCCTATTACAAATGCTCTTAAGGCGAGTCAGACAACCGTCAGGCCCGGTCACTGGGTTATCTCTGTTGCAGGAGACTTACTCCGAAATCAGCTTGCAGGTATTAATTCAATACAGCCGTATCGTCACGCAATTGGTATCATGAAAGCCGGAGGACTTGATCCTCAGGACTTTATGGGTAAGATTGATTCGGCGGAAGCCTTGGCTAAATACCGTAAATCGCAGGAAACCGGTGGAGCTTTTATGGCTACTGGTGAAGGCAATGGTTTGCATTTCTTTATTGGCGGCTCTAAGAAGAAGGTTTCTTATGAAACAATGGAAAAGATACTGCATGATGTTGTTATGTTGCCTAAACATCGTGGAGGCGGTGGTGTTATTGAAGATCGTTTTGTCGGAGAGAACGTCACAAACAAGCTTAGTCGAAATCTTGAGCGAGCTACGGACTTTGTTACAGACAATGAGAAGTTCTCCCTAAATGCCTTGGCCGCAAAACGGGATAACTTCATGCGTATCTCTCTTGCTGTGGACTATGCCTCTAAGCGTAAATGGGCTAATGTCACGGAAATGAAGAAAGGCATGGAGGACTACGTTACTAAGTGGGCACCTACGTCTACTGATATGACGGCATTTGAATCCAAATATGCTCGACGTACAATGCTCTATTACACATGGCTCCGCGGAATTACACCCCGTATTATCGACTCAGCAATGACAAAGCCGGGCGTTACTACGATGGTGCCAAAGGCTCTGTATAATCTTGCGTATGCCAATGGACTTAATCCTGAGTCTATCGGTAATCCATTTCCCGAAGATGATGGGTTGTTTCCATCCTATTACTACAACAACGTACTGGGACCACAGTGGAAAGACGACTATGGTATGTGGGGAATTAACCCATCCTCACCTGTTATTGAAGTAGCCAATACTTTCAAGAATTTCTCTTACGGTGATCCGGCAGGAAATGCTGAAGGTGCGGCTAAGCAGTTCATTGGAATGTCTACACCATTCGCTAGAATGCCTCTGGAAATGGCTATGGGTTCTCAGAGTTCTGGTATTCCAATTGAAGATAACAGTCAGTATCTTCTCGATAACCTTGGCGGCTCTTATGTTGGCGCTCTATCCAGAGCTACTGGTAAAACAGTAAATCTGGATGGTATTGTCGATAGGACAGACAGCGCGGCAAAGGGAACTCCTGAGGAACAATTGGAGCACGCTAAGCTACAGGGAATTAACTTCCTTACTGGAGCAAAGCTTACCGATTACAAATCAGACTCCGCTATTAAGGCCGCTAATTACGACATTGTGGATAAAATGAAGCAAGAAGTCGAAGCACAGCGGAGAGGAATGTAGTGTCATTTGCACCAGCATTTGGTGCTCCTAAGTCGAAGATTGTTAATCGGTTTACTCAATCGGCTGGGAAGACTATTAAACGTCTTCCCAGCCGAATGGGAACTGATATGGCTCAGGAACAAGCACAGCAAACACAACAAGCTGACGCAGTTCAGCAACAGGTATTTAATTCTGCCCCTGCTTCTCAGAATATTAATGATTCGCAGGAAGTAATTAGAACCCCCAATGCGCCGCAGGAAATGGAAGCTACTTCTGACGGCACAGAAGGCATTAGTCGAATTGGCCAAGCCGCTACTGCGGAAGCTAAGATTAGGGCCGCGAACCGACAAAGGCAAACTTCTAATTCTTCTGTGGGCGGGGCTTCTATTGGGGACTTTAATGGTGGCGGGGATGGTTCTGGTCTTGATAATGACCAGCTTAATAACGCACGTCTTATAGCCCAAGTAGGTAGGCAAAGGGGAATGTCTGACGAAGATATTCAGATTGCCCTTGCCACTGCTTTGGCCGAAAGCGGATTGCGTAACGTTAATTATGGAGATAGAGACTCTGTGGGGCTATTCCAGCAGAGGACTTCTCAGGGTTGGGGTTCTACCCAGCAGATTATGGACCCTAATTATTCTGCTGGTAAATTCTATGACACACTAAGAACTACTGGTAGGGGCGCTACTCCTTGGCAAACTGCACAGAATGTTCAGCGGTCTGCTTTTGCTGATGGTAGTAATTATCAGGCACAATGGGGTAAAGCCCAAGCCGCCTTTAAATCTATCTATCAGCCTTCGGGACAACAGGGAGTGTCTACATCACCTGTTCCCGGAAAGAATGGTTCAGCTACGTGGATTAATAACAACATTAATAAGTACCATGACTTTGATGGACGTTATGAAGCTCAGTGCGTAGACCTCTACAACTTTTATATGACCGGCTTTGTTGGCGGTAAGAGTTCTGTAGGAATGGTTAACTATGCACAAGAATTGTGGGGTAGTCATGATCGTGGCGCACTAGTACAGGTGGCACGTAATCAGAAACCACAAATGGGAGACATTGCTATTTGGTCTAATGCCATGAATGGTATGGGAGGCCATGTAGCAATTGTAGCTCAGGATAACGGCAACGGGACTATTAGAGTTCTCAATGCAAATGTTGCTAGTAACGGTGGCTCTAAAGGCACTTCCGTAATGAGTAATCTGTCCACAGGAACACTACTGGGCTATTTGCGGCCTAGAAAGTTGATGTAAAATGTCGGTTAAAGCTAGGTTCTCAGTTAATTCAATCACGCACACTAAACACGGGAATGGTTGGGCACACCCGGCTCCGGTAGGTTCAGTAAAGCTTGGTGTAGTAGGCGGCGAAGCTAATAAGGAGTGGGCTTCTGCTACCCCTATTGGTTCTATTGAAATGACTATTGGAAATCCAGATGCTCTTGAGTGGTTTAATAAGAAGCTCGGGGAGACTGTAGAAATTACGTTCGGAGACGTAGAGTAATGTTTATTAAAGACGTAAAGGTCCGACAGTATATCTATGGGATTATGTTGGCCGCTACCCCTATTATTGTTATTCGGGGTATTCTTACTATTGAAGAAGCCGGTCTTTGGTTGGTATTGGGCGGCGCTATTCTTGGCCTCTCTAACGCTCTCGCATTGGGGAATACTAAAGACGGCCGGCACGAAGCTTAGAGTGTCCTCAGACGTCTACCACGCTACGCCTGAGGCACCCTAGACGCCTGAAAGCCCGGTAACTCTTGGGGAGTTACCGGGCTTTACTCTGTCAGCTTACAGGGTCTTGACACGTAATGCAACCCATATGGTACACAGCTTGTTAAGTAACTTTGCTGGTGTTAAGATTTAGGTATGTCTCAACCTGCTGGGGAGCAACCTGTCAAGCCTGCCAACCGTGAACGTAAAGAATGGATGCAAGAAGCTAAATGCACTCCATATCCGTCTCTCTTTACAACTGATGAAACGGTTAGTTCTGTAAATGCCGCTAAAAGCATTTGCAATTCTTGTCCGGTAATAGCCGAATGCCTTGGATACGCATTAGTACACGATATCCAAGGCATTTGGGCCGGGACTAATAGAACTATGAGAAGAGGTCTGCGAGTAAATCGTCCTCTTCTGCAAATGAATGTACCTGTCGAACCGGGCTTTTCTGAGTATCTGAAACAGGAAGAGGAACCGGTTGTAATTCGGAAGCCGAAGAAGGTTGTTCTACCTCCTTCTTCAAAAGCCCCGAAGGTAATTGAGAAAAAGCCTCTTGTTCAATCGGGATGGGATGCCCTAGGTCAAGCTCTACACGATTTACAATCATCTTCATGGCTTGTAGAGCGCGCATAGAGATAATCTCTGGTTCTGTTCGGACTTCCCAACGTTCCCTTTTAATTCGGGCATTGGGCTTCCAAGAAAGACCAAAGTGTTTCTTTAGGGCGTATTCACAACAGACAATAGAGCAGTAAGCTACAGAAGCATAGTTTGTAGCAAAGAATTCGCCGCAATCCTCATTCTTACAGATACGGGTTAGCCTAACCTCAGTCGGGCAATCCATTGAGCGAAGAATACCCTGTGCCCTAAACATCACCATCTGTGGTGTATCATCCAGTTCTTCTTTAGTAACTGGTTCCCCATGTTCAACAACTAAATCTTGCTCGGGAGTTGGAACTCCATGTGCTTTTAAGAGGCCGTCTAGGAATGCTTGATATTCCTTGGCGGCCTCTTTTTCTGCCTTAGTTGCCATTAGAGCTTCCCCTGTTCTTTCATTTCTTTCTCAAGCGCAGTTAGCGCTCCGTGATTCTGAATAAGATAATACCGTCCATGATTGTAAGCATCCAACTTATGGCTTACATCTTTACGGCCTTTCTTGGGGAATACCTGAGTCATTTTAGCCTGAGCGCTTTTAATGACTGGCATATACTCTGTCCAAGGTATTCCCTTCATTTCCGCCCAAAGCTTTACTGTGCCGATATTCTCCACTGTGGGAAGTTTACGGCCCATATTAGCCTGAGCGAATTTCTGCTTAGGTGGCGTGAAGTAACCTTCGACAACTACATGATCTACTGGGAGCTTACTAACGTCCCAATTAACTAGGAATTGTCGAAGGTCTTGTACGTCACCTAAAGCAAGAATCTGATCTTCATTCTGGTAGCACCATCCTGATGCCCCTCTCCCTGTTTCTCCGCCGGGATCAACACTAAGAACGAAGGTCACGAGTACATTCCTCTGTATTGTGGTAAATAGTAGTAAGAGGCTTATAATAATTTGCCATTTTAGTAGCCGTCCTTATCCCAGTAGCGCCAATTCTCATATTCGTACTGAGTAAGATAATGATAGAAGTCAGGAATATGATTCCAGAATCTCTTCCACTTCTTGAGGAACTTCTGCTTACGGGTCAGCGGCGCAGGCTTAGGGAAATTTCTAAATACTAGATCGGCCTTAAGATGATTATTGAGGCTATCAAAATAGACCTCTTTGAGAAGAATGTTAAGGGACTCCATAGAAGTCTTTGGTTTATCCTCTGTGCTCATTTGCGTAGCCGCCATTCCGTTCATTCTCTGAATGATAAATTGTAAGTTTAGGGTTTATAACGCACCCTGTGCAATATCCCGTGTAAGTCAGGGATTCAGTATCAAAAACACAAACCACATTGTTCATATCCATGCCCCCATTTTAACATGAACTATGCCGCTAATCCAAGAGCCAGTTTAGTAGTCTCTGGTATAGCTAGCGATTCTCTACGGCTCCAAGGGTGAGCATCCACGGTAAGAGGAACACCGAATTTCTCAGAGGGCCGAGACATAATTTCCATGATCTTAGGGAGATAGTATGTTTCTTTACCTTCTGCTATCTCGAACCACAGGCTATCGTGTACCTGCAATAGGAGACGACATTCTTCATTGACCAATTCTTTAAAGCAATCAATGATTACTGTCTTTACAATATCTGCGGCTCCACCTTGGATGAAGCTGTTGAATGCTTTGAAGTTTTCTTTCTTGGGAAACTCAAAGTGACGACGACGCCCTGACCAAATATCAACGTACCCTTGTCGTTGCGCATTAACTGCCATTGCTTTCCCGGCGCGGCGTAGATTCGGATACATAGAATAGAAGTGTTCAATAAGGTCAATGGCATCTTTTTGGTTAACACCAAAGGCATCCATGATTCGGGTAACACCAGCACCGTATAGTGTCGAGTATGTAAGAGTTTTACAGGCATTTCTACTCCATTCAAGCATCTTCGCCATTTCGGTGAAGATATCGCGGGAAGGGTCAGCAAAGATTTCTAATAGATTGTCACTGTGGCTTGCACTAGCGGCCAATCGGAATTCGAGCTGACTGTAATCAATTTCCCAGCCGGTATAACCGGACGCTGATACAAGGCAATCCTTAATAGCTCCATTCCATACCTTGTCAGTTTCTTTCGGGATTTGTTGGAGATTCGGATCAGCACAAGACCAGCGGCCCGTTTTAGTCCCATGTGGCTTGTATTCAGGTCGTAAGCGTCCATCCGGTGAGAGGAGTTTTTGGTATGGGCGATAGTAACTAGATACGCTTTTTGTCCATCCTCTATAAAGTAGAAGTTCTTGGACAATTTCTTTATTTTCACCGCGATCACTTTGCCCTTCCAGTATTACTTCATAGCGTTCCATTGCCTTCTTATCAAAGGTTTGGGACCTAGTTACCTCACCTGTTTTTTTATTCTTCTTGACATTGTACATAGGCGGCAAACCCAGTTCATCAATCAGAAGTTTCTTTAGGCCAAGTGGAGAACCGGGATTGAATCCAAAGAAATCAGTTACCCGTTCCCGTTCCTCCATTCCGATATCTTCTTCACGCTTGCAGATAGACGTATCAATCTCTACTCCCCAAGCACGCATAAAGGTAAGAGCAGAGATAGAAGGTGCTTCTGTGGTGGCCCAATAAGTATTGAGCTTAGTTTCATTCTGTTTCTTTGCTTCTTCTACCTGAGCGTAGACAGTTTTTAGTGCGATAATGCCGTCTGTCTTGGCATAATTGTAGATATACTCTGCTGGCATATCCCAACCCCAAGCCAACATAGCCATTTCAAACATTGGATCACGGTCTTTACCCTTATAGCCTAGTCGCCTAAGAGTGACAGCATCCAAGTCGTACTTAACATAATTCTCATTGAGAAGGTGGTCATACTTCATGGTGTCAATAAACTTGGGAATTACATGGCCCTCATTCTGGACTACCATCTTATCAAAGATAGCGTTGTGCATGACCAGTGTTTTCTTTGTTGCCAGCCATAGCAAATAGCGCCACGCTTCTTCTGGCAAATTATAATCGACTCCGCCGGGGAGAACCCTATGCTGACAAGGAAAGTAATCCCCGACGAAATCACCATTAGGAAGCTTTACTGCAAGAGAAAACCCAAGCATTCGATCCTGCTGGTCGTAGACAAGAAGTCCACTAGTTTCAGTATCGAATCCGATTAATTCAGTTTGTTCAATAAAACTAATCCATGTTTGAAAATCCAAAGGAGAAAGGGTCAGGTCCGGATTCTTCTGTGGTCGAACTGGTGCTTGGCTTACTTGTTTCTTTAGGAGCAGGGTTCCATTGCTCATCGTCATTCTCCATTATGCTAAAGGTGAACTTGCTCTTGCTATTCAGAACCATTGGAGCAGGTTCAAGACCAATACGGTGCTTAATTGTGTGAAGTTCTACTTGTCCCGGTGCTGTGCCGGGATTATTCCACAAGGCAAAGATACTGGCCGCATCTGTAGCCGCATAGGTATTACCGTAGAAGTCATTAAGCGTCGGCGGCTTATTGATGGATGCTGTATCTGCCTTCTTATTGTGATGAACCATATAGAAGGTAATGTCCCACTCATTAAGAAAGCCTTTTAGCTTAGTCATGATCTTTTTAGATGTGGCTTCAGACAACTCTTCAATGTCCAACGAACCCATCGCATCAATAAAAACGACACTGGGGTTGTGGTCAGAAACCACTTTACGAAGGAATTGCTCCCCCTCTGGCGAATTGATAGCAAGCGGTTCACCAGCAGGAACGACCAAGAAATTATCATTGAGTGTAGCCATTTCTTCATCTGTAAGATCACTATCCTTTGCAAGAGATTCCATAAACTTCTTAAGAACAGGCGGACCCATTTCCAAGGACATAAGCAGAACCTTTCTTGGCCCACCTACTATTTTCCATCCAAGGAAATCTCTGCCTAATGCCAGACAAAGCATCATCTGGAGAATAAAGCGTGACTTACCTACGCCGGGTCGGGCAGAGATAAAGTTGATGCCATTCTCAGGCACCATATTGTCATAAATCCATTTGAACTCATAGGTCGTAGCCAAGAAGTCCATGAATCCATAGACAGCCTTCATTTCTGTGTCCACAGAGTATTCAGTTATCAGAGCATGAGGATACTTAAGGCGAACCTTAGATATCATTTCAACAAGACGAGTCTGCCTGTCGTGACGATCTTTAAACTTTCCCCAACGATCATCAACATCCAATAGCACCGAATACAGTGCTTCATCAGACATACCAATCTCGGCCCCAAAGTAAGCAAGTCTGACCATAGCATTACCACGATCTTCATAGTCTTGCTTTTCTTCATTCCAGAAATGATCCTTATCACGACGGAATACCGTAATATGGGTCGCGTCCCAAGGGTACTTCATAATGACTTCTTCAATATCAGGAATCTCACCCGTCAGAAGAAGATCATTAATCTGTTCCTTGATAGCTGGAAGCTTATCAAAAATGTCGATGGAATAGATTTCCTCATTGAAGTAAGCGATACTTACCTGTGGGGATACTCCATCTATTTTGTGCTTAGGCTTATGGTTATGCGTATATGGGGGACGCATAACGTGGCTGATATCCCAACATGCCTTATCAGCATCAAGGAAATAAGTCAGTCGCCTATTAACATTATTGATAATTGCGGCAGGAACATACTCGTCAAGAATCCAATACCAGTGTTCCCCATGAATAGAAGTCTGGATTCTATATGTCGGTTCTGGAAGCCAACCTGTCTCTCTGATGGTCCTGAGAGCGGCCTCAGCGGCCCCTGCGCCGTCCAAATCTATCCATAGGGTCTTTGCTCGCCAACCGTTTTCTTTCTCTTTGGTCTTAGAACCAGCTAAAAAGATACCGGGAGTATAGTAAGTATCCCAATTGACATTGGACATAGAGACGAAAGGAATGATTGCATCTTTTTCAGTCGGCCATACAGTTGCCCGGCCTACTTTAAAAAGGTCCTCAGTTTTCTTCTGAGCAAAGAAGATTGTACCTTCTTCTGTTCCCCAAACATCATAGAGGAACTGCTCCAAACTGCGTTCCAATTAAAGTCCCAAGAAAGAGTCAAGATCAAAATCTACGTCAAAGAGCGCATTCAAAGGCTCCCTAAAGATTTCCTTAGTAGGGTTGCCACAGTTGCGGCACATTTCAAATACAATGTCTCCGCACTTCTTATAGTCGATCATGTATTGCCAAGAGAGACAATCGCAGACCTTAGGATAGCGCTTTACAGGCACTTCTTCTGGATTACAGCGTGACTCTATAAACTTACGAGCGGCTCCAGAACTCCTAAAGCGGCCCATATTCCAACGGGGAGGATTACGGTACACCCTTTTGCCATTTACAATTCCTGTATTGGCTGGTGCCCTTTCCGTTTCTAGCCGAATAATCCATACCCCATTGGGATAGTTGGTACGCTCATATTCATCACGCTGATTAGCAGTACCAATGTACGTCTCTGTATATTCTTTTGGATCAGTAAATAGAACATCTGACCTCATACTCAGGAGAAGAACATTCTCGCTGACGCCACTCTGAAACATTGGTGAGACCCTTCATAGGATTAGACGAAAGTAAGGCCGGGACTCCGACAGTCCCGGCCTTACCATTTTTCTTCGGTTAGCCCAAATTCCCCATCAGATTAGCAAGCGCATCAGCGTCTACTTCTGGAGTGGGAGTTGCACTAACCGGTGCTGAATTCTCGGTGGCAGAAGTGGAAGCACTCACTGCCTGCGCACGCTCGAATTCAAAGATTGCGTTATAGCCCTTTTTGTTAGGGCCAATTGTTGCGAAGCCCTTGATACCAATGATCTTAGTACCGTGAAGTCGCGGGTTGAAGCTATTCAGGTGTTCTTCTTTAATGCCACAATCAAGAAGAGCCTTCTTGTAGGAACCAATGGTCCGGGCATTCATGGTCTTGAAATCCTCAGGGCGCTCTGCCTGAGTCCAAGGGGAAAGACGAAGAAGGTTATTAGCCGTCTTTCCGGAATGCGGGGAATTCGGGTCCATGATGGTGAATTCGATTTCCCAGTATGGAACGTCCTTAATATCCTTGACTTCCGAACCGGTGATCTGAACAGGGTACTTGTTATACGGAATCTTGAAAGGATCAGTCTCAACAGTAGAGGTATCAGTTACACCGAAAGCAGAGAAGATTGATTCAGACATTTTAATTTCCTTAACTTGTTATTTTATATTTGGTAAAACATAGAGCAGTGGGCACCCATTTGGGTATTTAAGTAATCTGATTACGGGTCTTGACCCCGGTTTAGCAATTACCCCACCAACTCTAATCGCCCATCATATCCGCAAGAATATCATCCGGAATACTCAGGGCTTCTGTGGCTACAGCCTGCACAGGATTTTCCTGCAATGTCTCAACCTGAGCCACAGGTTTAACGACGGGCATTTCCTTATCCTCAGGGATTACTCCCCAATTCTCATAAGCGGTTACAATCTCTTCCACATTGTAAATCTTATCGGGAAGCCCGCCAATTCTGTTCTTGCTAATAGTCTGCATCTGACCGACAAGTTCAATGGGGAACTGCATAACAGTTCTTCCATCCGGCGTAACTGCCTCTTCCTTCATGCAGGTATATATAGAATGTACCATGCTAATGAATGCAGAGCCAGCCGCCTGCGGAAAGTCAGGAACAATGCGTCCTGTTTTCTTTTCCTGCTTTACGTGACAGATGAAGAAAGTATGAATGTCTGGCACAACCAGTAGATCATTAATCAGGTTGATAAGACGGACCTTAGTAGTATTGTACTCAGGCCATTCAGGAGTATCAGGGTCTTTGTAAACCTTGACTCCATCTTTATAGACAGTCGGACCGTTGTTAACCAAGGTAGCCCGGTGCTTAGTCAGGATATCAGTATCCATATCCTGCATTCGGTTGTACTCGTCAAAGACGATCGCACCGATATTAAGCTTCTCACGAATTTCCGCGTTAAGCAAGGCGGCACGCAATGTTTCGATCTGTTCGTTACGAATGAATGGCATCTTGATTGTGCGGCTCATGAGCTTAGGAAAGTTCATGAGAGAAGTCCAACCCTTACCCGTAAAGATATAAAGAATCTTCTTATCCGGCGGGGTAATAGCCTGAGCCAACTTCATTGCATTAGTAGTCTTACGGGTTCCCGGTTCCCCAATGAATGCCCCAACAAAGTTAGCATCCTCAGGTTCCATTTTACTCATAGACTGTAGTAGGTCCGTCATACTAAAGGGTTCAGGATCATCTGCCTGACTTACCTTAGTATAGTCAAAGAAATTGTCAGCCATTTCTTACCTCTGTATTGTAATTAGCCTGAGCGGGAATGATTACCGTAATAATTTCATACTTACCCAACTCGTTGCCGTCGGGGTCATAATCCTGAACTACAAGATTGCCATTCTCATTCACGTCATAATGAAAACGAGTGAACAGATCATAAGATTCTTTCAGGATTGCGCGAACATCAATCTGAATCTCATTCTGGATTCCCTGTGGAACTACCTTAGTCTGTCCCATTACTTATCCCCCATAACTGGAAACTTTTCCCATTTACCGTGTTCGTTTTGAAAATAGCCTGCCTCTTCCATGAAGTTATCTACGTCGTGAATGTGACGCATTGCCTCGGCACATTCACCGTACCAATTACCATCACGAAAGTTTATGATTCCTTTATAAACCAGATCACTAAAGTCATAGGACATTTGCTTACCGGGGCATTCATCAGGAGTAGCCCCTTCAAATGCACCGCAGACTTTGCACATTTCGAGTCCACCAGCGCACCACATACAACCGTAACAATCCTCTTTACAAGGTGGCGTAATCCAATCATGCTTCATTACAATTCCTCATAGCCATAGTCGTTAGGGAGGAAATCAATCTGCTTCATTAAAGAAGCATCCTCTCCCCGAAGTTCAATAGCGCAGACCTTTTTAAAGTCACAGTAGTTGCAGTTAGGGCCAGCATTTCTAGTCGGCTCCCATTCAGGATCATTCTGTACCTTGATGATCTTTCCTGTGGTCATAAGGTGTTCTTTAAATGATTGCTGAATACGCACATCATTAGGGCGGCAAGGCTTAGTGACTACCTGAGCTTCAATGTCATTCATCTTCCTAGTGCGAAGAAAAACATAAAAGCCAGCAACTACCTTAATTCCCAATGCTCGCATAGCACCGATATACCCCGGAATCTGAGGTTCAATATCAATACGATCCTGCGAGTAATCATCGGCCGCAAACTTGTAATCAACAATGTAGATACTACCTGCAAGCTCTATTACCAAGTCCACAGTGAAAGGATAAACAATGTCGCGGCCCGATACTGGGTCTTTGCCAATAGGAAGCATGTATTCCTGCTCGACAGCAATAATACGCCAACCCATAACAGGGAAACTATTAGCAAGGAAATGCATAATCTGCTTCATGATTTCGGGAGTACGTGACCCCCGTGGCTGTTGCATTCCCCATACAATGGCATTATTAGCGGCAAGGATGCAATCATCCTGCGAATATGGAAAGTCTTTGGGCTGTAGTTCCTTCATGGCATGTTCCATTATGGCATGACCATGTGAACCTAGCGCTAATGCAGGTGCTAGATTCTTTGGCATAAGGCCGGGCTTTTTAGGATCGACAGCGTGGATTTCCAAATGCTGGTAACGAAACTTCCGCTCACAAGCTTTGAAAGCCTGACCTTTGGAGTATGAGATTTTAATGGGATTATTTAGAGCAACTTTATCATTTGATTTTATAGCAATTTCAGACATTGAATTTCCTTTGTTAGTGGTGGGCGTATCTTCGTTGGAACATTAGATGACTAACAATCCGACCATCGCCCGATCTCATTTAAGTGAGCGCTGACTTAGCGCACCACCCCACCAATACTACAGGTTATTTACTTAGTTGGGTACAGAATGTTAAGCAGGTCACGATACAGGAGATTTTCGTCAGGATTCAGATTAAGAGTGATGGATACATTTTCCGTAAGGCCAATAGTTTCGGCAACTTCAAGAGAGTAATCAATAACATCTTTCTCAGGGGCAGGTACATTGTTCTGCAACCATGCATCAAGTTTACGCTGAGTTCGCAAGAAATTCATTGAGGCAATCATCATGCCTTTAAGTGCTTCTACATCTACATCTTCGCCTTCATCTTCGGCAAGAACAGAAATGAATTCATCGGAGGCTTCTTCAAATGAAGCATAATTTCCATTGGACAGGACAAGGTAGGCATCTTTGTTCAGGTTAATCTGAGAAGAAGTAGTCATTTTGTGCTCCATTTTATAGGTTAATTTATTATTCATTCACTGGTATAGGCTTGTCTCTATACCATAGCATACTTCGCTAAACTTGTCAAATCGGATTAGCGGGGCTTAATTAACATGAATTCCACATTGAGTACATCTACCGAGAGAATGCTTTCCCAAGAGTATGCATTTAGTTATGCGGCGCATGAGGATTTGAAATACTAATCCTTCTCCTTCATCTAACATCCTTTCCTCCCTCAGGCATCATCATTTCATTAAGAAGAATCTCCTGCTTAGTAGCTCTCTGAATAGCCGAAAGCGGGATAATCTCCCTGCCTACGATATTCTTAGCAGGAATCCATGCTGAGTTATCAGCAGGTCTAGGAAGCTCATAGTATTTATCATTGGCTACGTGCCACCTATTGTGACAGAACTCGCAGACCAAAGAGATATTAGTGCGGTCGTTATTAAGCGTAGACTTATCAGGACCATGATGAATATGACTAGCAGGACGCCCAGTACAGCCGATAATCGGCTCAATGCCACCGCCTGCATTTTTCTTCCAAGACCATTCACAAACTTGTCCCCCACTAATAGGATACATAACTGCGGCACGTTTTCTTCCGGTCGAAACCGGGTCTTTCATTTCTTTAGGCTCCACTGTGGGATCATCGAAAGAAAGGTCTAGAGCTTCAATAGCCTGCTCTGTTTCAAGCAAGTCCTTACAGTATTCTCTACCGTCATAAAGCTCTAGACAGTAATTCTTGGGATAATCAGCGGCGCAACTAATACAGATATAAGGCTTACCCATTCTTTTCCTTCTTTGCTTGTGCTTCCTTTTTAGCGCGCCATTCGGCTACCCATTCAGGATGATGGTCAGGGCACCATGAATTACCTGACCATTGATGAAACCAACCATCATTCTTTATAACGCTCCAAGCATGGGACTTAATAGTATGCTCACACTCAGGCTCAGCGCACTTTATAAGTCTATCTCCATACTTAGACATAGTACTCTTTCATCTTCTGGTCCTTAGCCAATGTCCCGGCCTTATGTGCTTCGATAAATCCCTTGACTCCCTGCTCGTTTTTATAGCCCAGCCACAGGGTATCGGCATAATCATACCTAAAGGCATCAGCGTCTTTATCAAACTTACGTGGCTCGATAGGTTGGCGACTACTCTCTAGCGTAATGTGCCAATTCTTTGAATAAGACAGTTCAGGATATTCGACGAATTCGATAAGGGCTACAGAATGGTAATCCTCTTTGGCAACCCAGTTACCGTAACCATTGACCTTTACAGTGACAGGCAGACCTCCAAATGTATCAAGCCATTGTCCGAACTTAGTTTGAAGTTCCATCCAATCAACATTGTGACCTAGGTATTCCAGAGTTACATGCTCAGTTTCATGCCCGAAGATAGTAGGCCGCAGGCAGATAAAGGCATTACGGATCGGTAGAATTTTCATTTTGCTCCCTAAAGTGCTGATTGATACGTTCACGTACTGCTAATATGTCGTGGAATAGAGGATGAAGGTCAAACCATCCTATATAGACACATTGGGTTTCTTCGCGGCTCTCTATGCCTTCTGGACCCATGTAATCTACTTTACGCTTCTGTAGGATTCTAATGCCCTGAGTAGCGTCGCCTGTAACCATAGTCTGCTCTATTTTAATATCCATCATAGAGCCGGGGCCTAGATCAGGATAAAGCTCTGGCTCTCTCTTACTGCACTGCTCGCACATCTTCTAGGGCCTCCTTTAGAATCTTTCTACTGATTCCCATAATATTCTCGACCTGCTTATTAGTGAAGCCGTCCTCTGACAAAGAACGTATAGCTCTATCTCTCTTGGCTCTGGCTTCCTCATAAGCTTCCCTGTGGATTTCTCCCTCAGTTTTATAGAGGATAGTAGTCTTTCGGACTTCTACCCGAATCTTACGAACCTGCACCATTTCTTCATCACTAAGTCGCAGACCCATGATTCTCCCCCTCAGGAATTGGAAAGTGGGCTTGGAATTTAGCCGCACTGTCTATAAATTTATGTTTGAAGATTGGTGTACCTTTAGCTGTGACCTCTACTAGCTCAATAAGAGTGCCGCAAACATCACAGGTATAGATACCATTCACCTGATCGAGAAGTGCTTGTCTCTTCTTTTGACGTGACCTTCTCTGTTGTTCATTAGCCACTGATTTACTTGGGCGTGCTGTTGTTATTTTCGATGGCATTATCCCATACCTTATTTAGTCTTACATCTTTATGCTGGCCTTCATGCTGTACTTTCTTATGGCATTTCCAATACTGCTCGATACCTTTGTAGAATTGACCGGTTTCTTTGATATTGTTACAACGTTCCCATGTGCCGCCGGATGGGGTCTTAATTTTTCCATCCGGCGACACCACATTAACCAATGTCACTCTTTACTATCCCTTGCTTTATTCTTAGCATCAATTTCTCGTACATCAATAAGCTTTCGTACCCAAAACTTAGTGGTGCGTTTTACTTCAAACTCACCATGCCGTTTGATTTCATCATCCAGCATTTCCTGCATGGCAGTTACGGCTTCCGCCCGACTGTCATATGGCCCATAAGGGTGTACGATATCTTTTGGTGCATAGAAGCTAATAATCAAATACATTATTGTTCCTTCTCCACTTTAGGAATAGCCCATGTAGGTAGCAGTGCTCCCATTAAGGAAGTACATTGAGGGTCACCACTGTATGTGTGTACGTAACTTACCTCTCTTTCATCTGTTTCATCACGTACAATTTCTTCTCCGCAATGAAAACATTCCATTAGACGTTACTCCTAACAGTTGAGAGGAAGTCAGAGAATTCCTTCTGGAGGTCAACTTCATTATCGAAGCCTGCAATGATATCCCGCTTCATATCGTTGAGGGATTTCATCCACATATCAATGGCTCCATAAAGTCGGGGAATCCAGATATTCTGTTCTTCCGTCTGACCAATACGGTGTACGCGGGCATAAGCCTGCTGATTCTTACCGGGGTTCCATTCTTCATCCAACATAACCATTTCAGTTGCATGGGTGAAGTTAAGGCCGACACCACCAGTTTTGAAGTTACAGAGAACAATGTCCCATTCAAATTCCCCGGTTAGTTCGACGTGCTTCCGGTCGAAATCCCTTTTAACGCGAGCCTTTGTTTCTTTGTCAGTGTCTCCATCATATCGAACAACTCGAAAGCCGTCTGCAATAAGGCGTCGTTCGAGTTCTGCAAGGGCAGTTTTGAATTGACTAAAGACGGCGATTCGTTTTCCTCCATTGCGAAGCTCCTTAAGCTTGGATTCAACCCAATCCATCTTAATAGACTCCTGAACATCTTCGCCCACAGAGAAAAGAACTTCTTCCGTTACCGGGTCTTTAATCGTGATTCCGGCAGGCCATACTGCACATTGGCGCTGTCGAGTAATAAGGGCAATCTGTTCTACAATGCTAATCTTACGGTCGCTATCAAGAATGATCTGAGAATGGTCAGCAAGTTGGCGCATGATATTCTTTTGATCTTCATACCCATCCTGTGGGAATTCAATGTCAATCTCGTGGATATTCATTTTGGGCAGAACAATACCGGCTTCCTGCATATTACGCTTGACAATACGACCGCCAAGACGAATAAGCATGGACTTCTCACCGCCGGGCCTAAAGACATACTTTGAAGTGTAGTAATCATATTCGCAGTAGTGGTCGCGGAACTGAGTCATTGTAGGGAATGCCTCAGGGTCTACAAGGTGAAGTGCAGGCCAAATATCCTCAGGGCTATTAAGGATGAACGTTCCAGTCATAGGCAGAATGCGGGTTGCCTTAGAGCGGAGAGCCTTGAGCTTGTTAAAGAGCAGACCTGACTTATTCTTGAAGTTATGTGCTTCATCAACGATGATGGTGTCAAATTCAAGGTCCATCAATTTCTGGAAGTAATCTTCATCGGTGTAAAGCTGTTCAAAGTTAATGGCAAGGCAGATATCCTCACCTTTCTCAGCGCGGGGTTCAATGATGTATTCCATGAACGTATTGCGTCCGGCTTTATCGGCTCCAGCAAGTGACCAAACAAAACGGTGCTTCGCCCACATTGCAAGTTCCATAGTGAAGTTAGAGTTAGTGTCGTTAGGGGTAATGACAAGAACCCTTTTGGCTTTGACCATATCGAGATACATAATTGCCGAGAGTGTTTTTCCCAATCCCATTTCGTCCGCCAACAATCCGGATTCATGCAGGGCCAAGGTGCTTGCACCCTCCCATTGATGGTCAAACGCATAATTCTTCCATTCAGGGTTGAGTTCTTCAATGTGGCTATGGAATTGCATCATTGCGTGCTTACGCTGTTTCTTTATCTCTTCTTCGCGCTGTAGTTCAGCTTGAATGTGAGCTTCTTCTGAGACTTTAGCCTCAGCTTCACGAATAGCGGCTTTACGGTTACGGTGAGCTTCATCCTTGGCTACAAATTCACGACGCAATTCATCAAGGATTTTCTGAGTTTCATTGATCTTTGCACGAATAGCATTCTTCTGTGCTTCATCTTCCATATCCATAGCGCGGACACGTTCCAATTCAGCGACAGCCAATTCAAGCTCAGTAGGCCCCTCAGGCTTATCAGGCATAACTTCGCCTTCAATAGCAACCTCAGCTACTTCTTTGCCGACAATAGGAAAGTCAACATAAGAGACGACTTCTCCAGTCAGGACTTCATCAATCTCTTCCTGAATTTCCTCTTCTTCTGTTTCACGAGCTTCATCAAAGATTTGATTCTGCTTCTCAAATTCTTCCCACTGCTTCTTAATTGACGGCGGGATATAAGAATCATCGCCCTTAGTAGCAGGCATTTCGGCTGACGATTCCGACAGAACCTCATTCATGCTCTTTACTTCTGCCTTCTTCTTACTATCTAGCGTATGAGAGAAGTCAGGCTTGAATTCATCACGGAACAGATCATCAAGGTCGAAATCGTTGTCAGCCAATTTAATGTTTCCTTTATCTAGGTACGAAAGAATATGTGTTTGGTTTGTCTAAACAGGGATAATATTTATCAATTGTAGTATGAGTGCAAGTTGGGGGCGCCGCGCTTCCGGTCGCAAAGCTTACGTCTCTTACAAAGTAGACTACCAGAATAAGGAGCATAAGAACTATAAAGGCGGTTGATTTTCTCATGGCATATCTTCTTTCTTCATTTCTTGATAAATGCTTTTACACTCTGCGTGCATAACTACTACTTCATCACCACATATACATGTAAATCCTTGCCAATCATCACTCATGGCATACCTTCTTTTTTCATAAGAGAGATGTAGTATTCGGAGACAACCAAAGCTGACTTGAGCTTGGCAATGATTGACTTGATATCTTTCTGTGATTCAGCGGCCCTAAAGTCGCCAACAAAGTCAAGAGTTACCTCAGCGGCTAGAACCTTTCTAAAGAAGAATTCTTTTTCTTCCGCAGATGGTTCAGGG